ATGGGCAGGACTTAGAGCAATTATGATGGAGCTTCACGATATGGCACGCAAGACTGAGGCCTGTGTGATGGTCCTGCACCACGTATCAGAACAGTCAGAGTATGGGTCACCTAGTAACCCACCTCATCGCAGAGCAATTCACGGAAAGGTCAGTCAGTTACCTGCACTGATACTTACACTGGGCTATGACCCATCGCAAGGAATACTCAAGGTAGCACCGGTGAAGAACCGCTTTGGCGCACACACTGCTGATGGAAGCAAATATGCACAGCTACTGGTAAACTACGCAGCAGTACAGATCTCAGACCAGAACGAGTTTGGTTGGATGTTACGCAAAGATACAATCGCAGGATACCAAGGAGGATACAATGTATAAAGGTGAGCAGATGCACCACGTGCCAGAAAAAAACAAAAAAGAAAAGACAGAAGTTTCAGAACTAAAGAATACTTACCGAGACAATCTTAAGATAGATGCACTGCGTGCAGAACTTGATACTATCAAGGTAGACCTAACCAACTTCGTTGGTGCATTGCTACAGTCTGGTGTTGTCGAGTTAGTTAAAGATGAAGAAGGCAACATCATCTATAAGATCAACAAGGTTGTATTGGTAGATGAGTCAGTACAACAAGACTAAAGGTTCTCAGTTTGAGACAGATGTAATGAAGTGGCTTCGCAAAGCTGGAGTCATTGCAGAACGTCTGACAAAAGCTGGGGCAAAGGATGAGGGCGACATCGTTACTGTTATCGCGGGAGAAACCTACATCCTTGAACTCAAGAACAGGGCAACTCTATCCTTGCCTGAGTTCTGGAGAGAAGCACAAGTTGAGGCGCTTAACTATTCAAAGGCAAGAGGTCTTGGGGAAGTCCCTCTGTCTTACGTGGTAGTTAAGCGTCGCAACGCATCAATAGATCAGGCTTGGGTAATCCAAGACTTAACTCAATGGTTAAAGGAGAAACAATAATGCCAGTTCCAGGTGGAGAAATCACAACATCAGAGATACTTGTACCAGAAGTTGTACCAGTAGAGGAAGTAACAGAAGAAGCTGAAGATGATTTGCCAGAATTGTCTTAAAGGCGGAGAAGAAAACACACTTGCTCACTACAAGCGTGCAACTAATTGGCACGACAAGTGCGACTTTAAGGGGTGTGTATGCCAGCACAAGACTGGTCCAGGGTACGTAAAGCGGGACGGTTCAAAGGTGCCGTTGATGCAAACTCAATCCCCATAGGAGCAATCGTTTCCCACTATGGAGGTGAGGTACGTGAAGGCAAGAGTGCTTCGGTTCGTTGCTGTTTACATAGTGACAGTAGACGTTCAGCAGTTATCAATACTTATGACAATTTATATTTCTGCCATACCTGCGGTAAGGGTGGCAACGCAGCTAACTTAGTGTGCATACTAGAGAACTTGGAGTTTAACGATGGCCTCAAACGTGCAGTCGAAATTGCTGCTGGAAGCGGCGCAACAATACGCACAGGCAATAAGTCCAGAGGCTCTAGCCGTACTCGAAGGACGTGGGATCTCTGAAGAGACAGCAGGACTGTTTCAGTTAGGGACTATTACCAATCCAATCAATGGTCACGAGATGTATGAAGGGTGGCTATCCATCCCATACATCACAGCATCTGGTGGTTGTGTTGGCTTTAAGTTTAGAAGATTAGATGATGCCAAGCCTAAGTATGGATCTCCTACTGGGCAGAAGGCACACCTGTTTAACGTATGTGACATCACTGTTGACTCACCACACATCGTTGTATGTGAAGGTGAACTAGATGCGATAGTTACTAGCGGTGAACTTGGTATCCCAGCAGTGGGTGTACCAGGTGTTGCTGCTTGGAAGCCACACTTTCCAAAGTTATTTGCGGGGTACGAAACTATCTATGTTGTTGGTGACAATGACATCAAAGAGGATGGGTCTAACCCTGGAGCTGAGTTTGCCAAGCGCGTGGCGAACGAGGTAATGAACTCACAGATTGTTACACTACCCCCAGGTATGGACATCAATGATTACTACTTGGCTAATGGAATTGATGCTACAAGAAAGTTACTGATAGGGGAGTCTAATGTATGACGATGACAAGAAGCGAGTGGGACACGATGCTACAGACTTTGCAGCATATGGGCTTCCAGATCCTTTTAGTGGATACGCAAAGCGAGACAATAACAATACGTCCGATACCGACTCGATAGACTTTGACCACGTGAAGTTTGTTACCGATATGTGGGAAGTCTTAGATGGTGCAGGCAACCTGCTCATCAAGAAGCACAAGGACTACGGCCCAACCAACATCAGCCTCTCACCTGGTGGACCTCTCAATGGATTGCGTGTGCGTATGCACGACAAGACAGCACGCATCAACCACCTGATTGATAGCGGTGCAACACCTGAGAACGAATCATTACGAGATAGCTTCATTGATCTACTGAACTACAGTGCTATCGCACTGATGGTCTTAGATGGTAAGTGGCCTCGTGACTGAACTGCACCCAGTAATCTATGACCTAGTGCCTAGTGTTGCTAACACTATCCATCGCAGGTATAACAAGCACGTTGAGAAGGATGACATCAAGCAAGAGTTGATGGCGTGGGCTATGACTAGGGTGGAAGATCACATCATTGATCTAATGGAACCTAACGAAGAGCGACGCAAGCACAACGAACAACGCATTGCTTGGCAGATGAAGCGTGCAGGCGAACGCTATGCTCGCAAAGAGAAGGCTGCTAAGTCTGGCTATCAGACTAATGATGAAGCCTACTACGAGTCAGCAACTCTTGGTCAGTTGCTACCCTTTGTGATTGCATCAGTCATAGATGGCACAGTATTAGAGCAGGCACAAGAGATGATTAGAGATGGGCAACCTAAAGGTTCATCATCTCCGGCAGAAGGTGGCAACCTACTTGCTAACCTCATTGACATCAAGAAAGGTTTTCTGAAACTAGACCAAGAGGACCAAGATCTCTTACGTATGCGCCATCACGAGAGCTTTACCCTGCAACAGATAGCACAGGTACTAGAGTGTGCTATCTCTACCGCAGATCGTAGATGTTCTCAGGCTTTGCGTAGGTTGCAGGATAATCTAGGTGGTGTATCGCCGTGGCAATGAACGAAGAACTATTGTTTACCTTCCTGCGTGAAGGTTTCTATCCTGACTTAGAGAAAGCACCAGGTATCTATGATGCCTTCGACTGTATCTCTGCCCAAGCAGGTCACTATATCGAACTTAAGTGTCGTCACACCCACTATCCCACGTTACTGATAGAGGAGATGAAGTATCGTAAGCTGATAACTCAGGCAGCAGAGCGAGATCTTATCCCCTACTACATCAACTCGACACCGCAAGGTGTCTTTTCTTTTGACCTAATGGATGTACCAGAACCTGAGTGGCTAAGCCACTGGATGCCAGCAACTACTGAGTTCTCACGTTCTAACAAGGTCAGTAAGTTAGTAGGTTATCTACCCATAGAGGAAGCGGTACAGCTATGACATATGAAAAAGCAATTGAACAGTTTGAAATAGATCGTAAGTTCATTGAGATTATTCTATACAGTTACGTTGGTTGGAAAGATAAAGATGCAGTATAACTATCGTTGCCCTGAGTGCAATAGCGAATTAACTATAGAGCGGTCCATCCACGAGGATCCACGTGAACCATCCTGCTTTGACTGCCACATACCTATGGTACGTAAGTGGGACTCTCCCGCTATCACCTTCAAGGGCAAGGGCTTCTACTCCAACGGAGGGTAAAGCAAAACCCCACCAGATGGTCTGATGGGGCTTTGTTGCCAGGAAAGGGTTAAAAACCCAGCAAGATTATTTAGTACCACCCTCTTCTATTGCTATGTTGGAGAGCGCGACACGCACTCCCTCCATAGCGGTGACTAAGGTATCGTAAACCGTGAAGGACTTGAAGTTCAGGTTGTCCACTACGCTCTCTAAGGAGTTGAGCAATTCCAAAAGCCGAGCTTCTTGGTTTGCCCTGAGAGTCTCTTGGGCGAGCCAAGTGGTCGAGGCGGGATTCACGGGTCCATAAGGTGAGCAAACATTTGACTTGGTTGTCGTTGTAACCGAGTGCCTTTGAGTAACTAATGATAAGTGCCTTGTTCTCACGCTTCTCCTCCATCGTAGCTTTCGTCCGCTCCTTCATAATCGGTACGTCCGGCGACGTCGGGGACTGCGTTCGCTCTGGTATGAACGCCCACAGTAAGCCTACTATTACTATCAATGATCCAAGTCTTGCCCTCTTGCTCATCAAAACTCCTTTGTTCATCAAGCAGTTGCTTGTATGTCTCTGGGTATAGGTGCGCTAGGCGCACAAGTGCCTTGTCTCTTGCCCTTCTATAATTGCGGTAGTGGATAGATTGCTTCCCACTTACTTGTCTACTCTCCATTGATCTTGCCCTCCCACACTATAAGAACATAGGCTATCACCATTACTATCGCTATCCCTAACCAGTAACTCATAAGCTCGCTGCCCTTACTATCTCGGTGATGTCTATGGTTTGCCCTACTAAATGAGCGTCCTCTTCATCACTATCCCAAGCACTTACCAGTATGCGTGCCTCTCTTGGCGCAAGGCTAAGCCATTGGATAGCGTGCTCAGCATTAGCCCCGCCCCACTCAGCTCTCCCACTCTCATCCACTACTTCATACAAGAGGATCAGATCAGATTTACGCGGGTGTATGGTGTAAATGTTACTCACTGTCCTCCTCCTCAAACCCGAACAGTTGCGACAGGGCAGAGTTAGCCCTGCGTAGGTTAGCGATAGCTCGCGCTATCTCCTCCTGTTGTAAGTCTATCTCGGCTTGATTAAGGCATAGGTCAATCTTAGCTTCTAAGTATTCTCTATTCATCATCTTCCTCCTGTTTGTAATCGTTATACCCTGTACCGTCATCTCCGTTTTCTTGGCGATCTTCTACCCACTCTTTTAGATTACTCATTACCCTCTCCCTCTTCCGGTAGTACGCGACCCTTAAACTCTGAACTGATTATCTTGAACTCATCACCTAGATAGTAATTCCAATCCCATAGTTTGGGATCTCCATCATAAGTTTCAATCTCTAGCGTTACTAAGTATCTATCTTTCATTTACTCTCCGCCTTCCACTATGTTGTAACACTCTACCACACTTCCCCAGCAGTAACCGAGCCAGTTACCGCCCTCTCCCACATACCATAGATGACTAGATATCTGCCACAATCCGACCAGCAGTAACAAGCTCGGAACAATTACCAGCACTAGCCAGCCTCTTGGTGTTAAGTTATTCATTATCGCCCTCTCCCTATCTGATCTCATCAGCAACCGCCTTACGGTTGGACAGGCTTTCGCCTGTTTCGACCTATTGCAGAACTCGGTCTCCCTCCATAAGCGCGGAGAACTTGTTGAAACCTTCACTATCTTCCACACTTGCACACAATTCGGCTGCGTGTCTAGCGCATAGGTATTTCGCCACGATAAAGCCCGACACAGTAATCCTTGCCATATTCTCGCACTTGTCACACTTATCCATTACGCTACCGCCCCTCTAAAGTATCTATCTATTCTCGCTCTCGCACACTTTATGCATATATTGACCGCGTAACCGTCGTATGGGAATAACTCTCCGCAATCTTCACACATTGTTTCGCTCATTACTTAACCTCTCTCTTCTTCAATAGTTGTTCAATGTAATCTAGGACTTGATCGTCGCTCAGCTCTTCGCCGTCAGTATGTATAGCCCCGTCAATTAGGTCAATCATTTCACCAGCTTCCATTACTTGTTCTCCCTCTTCCATAATTGCTACCTTCCACAGTAACCCTCGCCCTCCCCCACGCTCTCGCTCTCTCACTCTCTCTCACAATTAGACACCTACCGCCACCCCCGAAAGGTTCTGCCCTTCAGGGGTGGGAGTAGGTCCCTAATCCTTGTGGATTAGATACCAGATAGGCCAAGAAATCGCGCCGATTACCACCCCGTAAAGGGCTAGCAACCCGAACAGGATTACAGCATCATCAAACATAACCGAACCGCCTTTCCTTGTTAATCGGTAAGGGGTAAATCCCCCGACCTAGTGCGCCTTCGGGAGTCGAACCCGACTAGATAGCCGACCTATAGGCGCGAACCTGATTACTTAATGAGTAATTCGCACTTACTTTCCTCGATACCTGAAACAACCTTAGGGTGTAATTCGCGAGTCATAGCCTCGAAAGCACCAGCGGGCCAACCTGAACCAAAAACGCGACGCAATAGCAAAGTCAGGGCGTAGGTTGGGTTCGCCTCGGTTGCCTTATCTAGTGCGAGGTATGCCTCGGTCGTGTTGCCCAAGCGATAGAGGAAAGAGGCGCGGATTGAGTTAATCGGTGCGATTTCCTCGGTGATAGTTGTGTCGTTCAGATAATTCATTAACGCCAAAACTAATTCGGGAGTGTGATTTTCTGTCGTAATTCCTAACGCGAAGTCGCGCAACTGTATGTCACGAAGTGAGTGAGTAACGCTAGTTTTTAACGCTTCACCTATCGCACCTGTTGTTTCGAATTCGATTAACGCATTACGAAAATCGTTTACGGCTTCGGCTTGTGTCTTTACTGTTGTTTCCATTTTTTATTCCTGTTCGGTAATCGGTGGCCTTGTGCCGTCCGATAGGGAAAATTCTACACGACTATCCCCCATAGTCCAAGAGCTAAAGCAACTTATTCGGCAGGGTGTCGGGTGTCGGGGTCGCAGCTCTTAATCGGTCAGGCGGTCGGGTTCGCCTAATAGGGTTGGATCTAGACCCCACGAAATCGGGTCGGCTTCGGGTCAGGGTGTCAGGGGTTCGGGTCGGTCGGGTATCGGGTCGAGTCTTATCTATGCCACCGGTTCGGGGTTAAGTGCCGGTCGTGTCGGGGTCGGTTGGTTGGTTAGGTTGGTTATTTAATTGTGAAGGGTTAAGGGTTAGGGAGTGCCGAAGGTAGAGCCAGCCCCACAAAAAAATCTAGAAAGTTATCCACAGGCTTATCCACAGGCAGGGCAGGGAGTTAGGGCAGGACAAGACAAGCAAGCAGGGGCAAAATTTACCCAGGGAAATCAGCAACCCAGGGAAACCAACACCCCCCCTTGTTAATTCCGACCGCGGCAGTATATACACTCCCCAGAAAAATATATTTCCTAAAGTCAAATGGCCTCTGACCTGCGGTTATATATACTGTGATGAAGGTCACATTGTAAAAACGGGAAATGCGTTAAATTTCCTGCCTTATATATAGTAAGGGGTTTTAATAGGAAAAGCCCTGAGCTGCTACGGTATGGCCTCTAGCGAGGCCCCTAGGCCGAGCACTGACTTACCCCTCAGTTCGCTGTAACTCCTTCGGGCGTTAAGCCCGACCTGCCCAGTACTTTTAGTGGGGATAGGTCTATCTACTGGTAGATGAAACCTTCCTCGCCTAGTATAAAAATAAACCGATTCCGGCCGGTCCCCAATAAATTTTAGGAGATCACGTGGCTGACAATAGTGCCGACATCGCCAAGAGAATCATCCTTGGTTGTGTAGCAGAGGGTATGACCATTGAGGCCGCTTGTGCCTCCGCTGGTAAATCCATTAAGACTTATGAGTACTACCGTCGTACCGATAAGGTCTTTACAGACAAGGTTGACCGAACACGCCTTGGTCTCAAGGACAAGAGCTTTGCAACTAGCGATGTCCACGACATCACCTTTGCCGAGTTCCGCCAGAAGTTCCTGCACTCCCAGACATTTGCCCATCAGCAAAATCTGGTAGATATGATCGAGGGCCGCGAACCTGGCTGGTTACATCCTTCTATGAAGTATGAGCCAGGACTGGCTAGTAATAGAATCCTGATTAACATTCCGCCCAACCACGCCAAGTCCATTACGATCACGGTGGACTATGTAACGT